CCAAAAGCATATAAGCAACAAACTAATCCATATACTTTTTCTGCGGGAACAACTTCTCCAGTTTGGCCAGCTGATAGAGTTATACATCTTCATTTTGAAAGAAAAACAGGACGAGCTTTTGGCACTCCATTCTTGTCAAATGTTTTAGATGATATTGTAGCTCTAAGGCAAATGGAAGAAGATATACAAAACTTGGTTCACAGAGAATTGTTTCCTCTTTATAAATATAAAGTAGGAACTCCTGATCAGCCCGCAGAGCCTGAAGAAATTGATAAGGCAGCTCAAGAGATTGAAAACTTAAGGGCAGAGGGTGGCTTAATTCTTCCTCATAGACATGATGTTGAAGTTATTGGCGCACAAGGGGAATCTCTTGATGCCACAAAGTATCTTGACCATTTTAAGGAAAGAGTTGCAATAGGACTTGGTGTTGCGCCTCATCATTTGGGTATGACTTTAAATGGCGGTAATAGGTCTGTAACAGAAAGACTAGATACTGCTTTATATGACAAGGTTAAGCATTATCAGAGACTGTTTGCTGACATGATTAGATTAAATATATTCAATGAGCTTTTGTTTGAAGGTGGTTTTGATCCAATAGTTAATCCAATGGAAAGCTCTGTTTCAGATAGATGTTATTTTAAATTTAGAGAAATTGATGTTGATACTCAGGTTAAAAAAGAAACTCATATAATACAAAAATATGTTAACAATATTTCTACATTAGAGGAGACAAGAATAGCTCTTGGCTACGAGCATCCTGAAGTTGATTTGTCTGAACTTTTTGCGGGAATTCAAGGTCAGATTCAAATTGAGATTCAATCTGGAATGGTGAGTCAATTAGATTTTGATCCAAGTAAACAAAGCACTTCTGTTATAGATACATCACAACCAAATCAAAATAGAAGACAAGGTGCTCAAGAGCCAGCTAAAAAAGGTCAAACAAATAAACCAAATAACTCTAGAGGTGTAGATAATTTAATGCGTCCAGCAAATCAATTTAAAAAGAATCCATCTCCAAACATAAAAAGAATGGACAATCAATTATTAACAATGATTGAAAATTTGCTAGATGAAGAGTATAATACTATACAAGATGATGTTTCTAATAGTAAAGAAGAGGTTGTAGACAATGTCACAGAATTCAAATCAGAATGATTCAGAAAAAGAGTTTTTTGAGGCTCTAGAAAATTTTAAAGAAGCTGTATTTAATGGTCAGGTTCGTTTGGCTTTAGAACATCTTGTTTCTGTGGTTGACGGAATTGTAGATGTTCTTTCTTCCGAAGAAGAAGAGGCTACACCAACTCCTACTGTACCTGAAGCAAAAAATGAAAATACAGTAGCACCAAAAGAAGAGCCAAAGACAAAAAAGGCAACGGTAACTGCAGAGGCTAGTACATCAACCGAGGCTTAATATGGACTTAGTTATAGGTTGTCCAATTTATAAAAGAAGTTGGATATTTCCATATTGGATTTCCTGCATAGAAAGACAAGATATTAATCTTTCTAAAGTTGGTTTTGTTTTTGAAGCATCTCCAGATGATGAGCCAACACTGCAGATGATGCAAAGATTTAAAGATGCAAATCCACAGATACCTTTGTTTGATATAAATATTCGTGAGGATATAACTCATCACGAACATGCAGAAAACTCTAGGATGTGGACAATTTCTAAATACGAGAATATGGTCTCGCTAAGAAATTCTTTATTAAAAAAAGTAAGAGAAATATCTCCAAGATATTATTACAGTCTTGATTCCGATGTATTGTTAATTAATCCTAATACAATTCAGTTTTTAATTAGTCACATACAAGATGGCGCAGATGCAGTCAATACGCTCATGTTTATGACGCCCGTTGGCACAATGTATCCAAGTGTTATGGATTGGCTTGATGATGGTTCAGGTAGAGGGTACCGAAAAGAAAAATATGATCTAAGTACATACTTTAAATCTGATGTTATTATGGCAGGCAAAATGATGTCGGAGCAGGCCTATAGAAATATTGACTATAAGATTCATCCTCAAGGAGAAGATTTAGGTTGGTGTGACAACGCTAAGAAAATGGGGTATAATCTTTACTGTGCATCATACATTTATACTCCCCATATTATGGGAAGAGAAATGTTGAATAACTTCTTATCAAAAGGGGATTCAAGAGGCCTACTTGCAGTAGGACAAGAATAAACTATGATATTTTCATATAAGATTGTTCAATCTTATAAAAAGTAATTTACTATATTTTTAGATTTTAAAATCGGAGTACATGACATGTCTTTTAACTTTACAGAGAATTTTACTCTTGAGCTTCCAAATTTGTCTGAATCAAATTATGACTTTTCTGAAAGCTTTAACGAAAACTATGGCTTGATCATAGAGGTAGCAGCAATACACGAACGGAATGACTGCTAACTATAATAACTATTCTGCAGCTGAGCTAGAGAAGGCTCTAGATTCTTGGGTAAATCCTTATCCAAAGCCAATCATAATGAATCATGATCTTAACTCTGAACCAATAGGTAGAGTTATCGCTGCAAAGATGGATAAAGAAGAAGACGGCTCAAACTTCGTAAGACTTCAAATAGCAATAACAGATCCAGTTGCAGCACAGAAAATTTCTGACCAAAGATACCTTACTGGATCAGTTGGAGGAAAAGCTGGAAAAGCAATATGCTCAATTTCTGGAGATGATCTAGCTTCCGAATCAGCTGACGGCAGACCTAAGACTATGAGATACAAAAGAGGTTCTGTCTATAAAGGCAAAGTTGCATTTATAGATATGCAAGATATTTCATTTAGAGAATACTCTTTTGTCAATCAGCCAGCAGATCAAAGATCTAGCGTTAGATCAAAGAAAAAGGCTGAAGGCCAAGTTTCTATTTCTGATTCAGAAGGATGGGTTGCTAAGAGTAAGGCTTTCGTTTTGCACATGAACGAAGAAAATATAGTCTCTGTAGAAGAGAATGAATCAATCTTTAATTCAATGAAGAAAAAAGAATCAAGACCTCTTTATCTTCATATGAAGGGCGCATTCTTGTCTGCTGTAGCCATACAAGAGAGTGAAAACAGTAAGAACGAGAACTATACATTACTATCTACAGAGAATAATGAAAAAGACGAATATGAGGAGAATTCTGGTATGAATGAAAACGTTGAGCAGGACGATATTCTCACTGCTATCGATAGCCTCAGTGAAGACCTAAACAGTATCGCTAGCGATGCAACAGAGTCTTCCGATGAGCCAGAAGATTCAGAAGATGAAGAAGCTGCATCCGAAGATGCAGAAGAGTCAACTTCAGATGAAGCTAACGCCGTAGAAGAAGAAGTTGTAGAGGAAGCAGAAAATGCTGCCGCAACTGTTCAATCAGTTTTAAATGAAATGATTGTTCTTGGTTTTGTTGCTCAAAGAGCACATTGGAATGTAGTTGGAAGTGACTTTGAAGAATACCACGCTTTGTTTGGTTCTATCTACGAAGATATCTTTGATTCAATTGACGCCGTTGCTGAAGAAATTCGTAAGATGGGTGTTCCAGTAAAGAATCTTACTGAGATGATTATGTCCGCATCATTCAAAGATGACAATACATCTTTTGACACAAGATCTGCCACTCAAGATGTTCTAGATAAGAACATGAAGCTTAATGAGACTGTTCTTGCAGCATTCACAGCATGCTCAGAAGCAAATGCACAAGGTACTGCAGATGTTTTAGCAGCACGTGACGGAATGCACAAGAAGTGGTCATGGCAATTAAAGTCTTCTCTTGGTATGGAAGCTGGAGAACCAGCTGACGAATCATGGAAAGAAATAGGATCTAAGAAGGTTGAAGAAAATACTGAAGAACCAGCTCAAGAAGCGGTTGATTCAAAATCTTCTGAAACCGTCGAAGAAAATGAAGTAAATGAAACCTCTGATGGCAACCTCACTGACGCCAGTCGAGTCTCTGAGCAAGAAGCTGCAGAGGATAAGTTTCAGGCACTTCAGCAAGAAAATGCAAAGCTAAAAGAAGCCTTGCATCGCACTTTAGCTGAAAGAGTTGTTGATACAAAGATTGCTCTTGGAGTAGAGAGTGTTGAGGATAGAGAAGTTCTTATGCAAGAACACACTAAGAGGTCAGCTTCTTCATTAGCTGACTCACTTCGTGATCTAGCCAAAATGCCAGCTACAAAGAAGAGTATTCATTCTTTAAGTGAATCTATTGTTGATGATCTAGTTGTTTCTGAAAATGAAAACAATGTTATTGATGATTTAGAAGAAGTTGAAGAAAAAGTTGTTGAAGACAAAAAAGTTTCAGTTGAAGAGCTTTTTGTAGATGCCCTTATGGGTCGTCGTAAACTTTAATATTAATTATTTAAGGAGTAATTAAATGAGCTTAGCAAAGTTTCGTAAAGTAGGTACAAAGACTGGTTCAGGTCGCTTCGTTGTTTCGCAGGGTGTAGCTCCAGCAGCTTACATTCTTCCAAGCGTTGCACTACCAACTTGGTACACAGATTCAGAAGATGATCGTTTCGAGGTTGTTATACCAAAGGGAACAATCCTTTCTGTAGTCACAGATGCAAATGGTGATTCAAGATTTGTTCCTGCAAATGGTAGCGCATCTTCAGTTACTTGGGGTGACACAATTTCAGGTTGGGATCCACTAGCTGGCGCTACTCCAGTAGCAGGCGCAAGTGGTGACACCCAAGCAGTAGCAGCACGTAGCGTACCAGTTGGTGTTGCACAGTATGATCTCTACCGTCCTTTTGATAAGGGTACCTCACAAGGTGCAGGATTCATTACACAGGGTTATGTAGAGTATCCAATGGTAACCAATGTTAATGACAGCTTGGTAGCTGGTGATCTTGTCGCCCCAGACTTCATGGGTCGTCCAAGGGAGCTTTCCACATCAGATGCAGGCACATACCCATGGCTACAGGTTGGTAAGGTTATAGAAGTTGAGAAGTTTGCTACAAACTTTGATGACGGTCTACTTTCCTACATGCAACTTCCATCTGATCCAGGTGCTCTCAAGACAGTATTTGAGCTCACCCAGTCTGGCACCTATCAGGGTAAACTTGGTATCCGTGCTAACCTAGATGTAACAAACGTGATTGGTGCATTCCGCGTCAATCTCTCAATGTAAATAATATAAAAGAAAGATAAACAGGAGGATAAATCCTAGATGAGTAAGACAATCCAAGAACTCCTCTCAGGTCTCCCAGCTTGGGAAGCCGCATTAGCTGAGGACGGGTACATCGATTCAGACAACAGAGTAACTATTAAAGAAGCTTTTTCATCACCAGATGCAGCAGCTCTCTTTCCTAAGGTTATCTCTCGCACTCTAAGAGAGGCCGCAGAGCCACAGTTGCTCGTAACACCTCTTCTTTCGGTAGTTCGCCTTGGTAAGGGGCGTTCTCTGGAGTTCCCAGCAGTTAATGCAATCCAAGCAGCCGAGATTCCTGAAGGACAAGAATATCCAGAGCAAGCACTCGCTTTTGCAAAGCAGATTGAAGGCAAAGTTTCAAAGAAGGGCGTAAAGCTCTCTTTCACAGAAGAAGTCATTGCTGACTCTCTTTGGGACATCGTTGGTCTTCACGTCCGCGCAGCAGGTCGTGCTATGGCTCGTTTGAAAGAACAAATTGCACTTAGCCGCTTTAAGGACGCAGCAACCGTCGTATTTGATAATGATGATTCAGGTTACGATGATACTACTGGTCTAGGAATTGACGGTGCAGCAAACGGTACAGTTCGTTGGGACGATGTAATTGACATGGCAGCAGTGCTCATGGCAGAAAAGCATATTCCAACCGACTTCATCTTGCACCCACTCATGTGGTCAGTGTTCCTTAAGGACAGCATCTTCCACTACGGTGGTGCTGCTTCTGCAGTCAACACAAGCTGGGGCTATCGCCCACAGAACGCTGACGGTGCACTAAATGCAACAGCTCCTATGGGTCTAAACGTTCTCGTTTCCCCATTCGTAAGCTTCACTGCAAAGAGTGGTGCTACCCCTGCTAAGTCAGACCTCTTCCTCATTGACCGTAACGAAGTCGGTACTATCCTTGTTAAGGATGACATGAGCACCGATCAGTTCGATGACATGAGCCGTGACATTCGTCAGTTGAAGATGAAAGAGCGCTACGACATCGTAATGCTCGGTGACGGTGAGGGTATCACTGTAGCTAAGAACGTCAACCTTGCTCGTAACTACGAGGTTCTCGTTACAAATCAGCTATCACTCTAATTAGACCTTAGGGAGTTATAGTTACGATCCCTAGTGGATGGGGGACGGTGGTTTATGATCACCGTCCCCTTTCCTTTTGTTTGGTGTTGATTACTATATTAGATAATTATATTAATGGGAGTTTGATGTGGCTTTAAATCTTATTGAATATGCAACAGTTGGGCAAGATGTTGTTGTTGTTAAATTTGCTAGAACTGTAAAGATTAGTTCTATAACGAACAGTAGCCTTAGGGTTGAAACAACAGACGCAACACCAACTGTTATCTCTAGTCCATTTAAAACTATAAATACAATTAATGACTATAATCAAATTTCTAGAGTTTTAAGACTTTATTGGGATAAGGTTTTACCAGGCAATAAAGAATATTTTATTAGACTTACTGGCTTTGTAGATGCGGCTAATCAATCAATCGCAGAAGAAAAAATTAAGTTTACAGTACAAGATGCTGCAACGCCTACGTCAATAGCAGATCCTACTCCTCCAATTATTGAGGAAATTTTAGTAGAAGATAAATCTATATTAGCTGAACCATTTGTTACATATCAAATAGTTGCTAAAAACCCAGAGTTCTATATAGATTCCGTAGATCCAGCTAATGGTGATTTTTATATTGATCCTTCTTACAATAACGGAAGAGTCACTATCACATTTAACGAAAGACCAGCATCTAACTTCTTGTATCCAATTTA